TCAACGGAGCCGAACAAGGCGTGTATTTGTATACCACGCTCGAAGGCGATAAGATGGCCAACGTCGACAAGGCAAAGAACGGTACAAAGGGACTTGTTCAGCTCAAATGGGACCCTGACACGGCATCATATGAAACCGTGACAGCCGTCGACAAGGCAATGGCTTGGGCTGATGATCGCTACGACGGATACTCGGAAACCATGACAGATATAAACGAAAGACTACGATGAAAGACGAACCAATTCCGTACGCACCGACGCTAGAGCCACAGGGCAAGGTTGTGATTAGGCTGACTGATACGACTTGGCTGTTTGGATACAACGGTCACGAGCCGGAGGAAACGACGGTAAAAGGAGCCGCGTTTCGGTTTGCGGGTAGCGAACGAGCGCAGTCACACCTCGACTCAATCGTCGGACTCAAACGCTGGGGTGATGCTAGGTTGGAGGTTGTGAGGTGACTCCCGCTCAGTTCTCCAAACTCTGCTACGAAATCGGCATCGACGACCTGCACCATCAGATTCTCGACGGGTGGCAACGGATGGCACTCGGTGCGCTAAAGGTTTTAGTGACGGCCAAGCGCGGGAAGTATCCGGATGACCCGGCGTTGGGACAGAACCTTGAGGTTCACCTGTTGCACGGATACCAGCATATGGATGAGGCCTACGAGTGCGCTACAGGCGACTTCGTTTGCGGTGTATGGAAAGACGACGACGGCCTGCCCCACATGGACCATTGCACTGCGCGAGTCGCGTTGGCGCACGCCAGGCTCGCGGTTGTGAGTGGAGACACGATGAGGACTGAACCGCCGACAGAACCGTCGGTTTTCGAGGATGGTGAGTAATATGAGCCTATCGAAACAACGCGCATTGATGGCGCTAAGGTCATTTAGAACATTAGCAGCGGCCGCTAGGTCGTGCTCAGTGTATCCATCCACATTGGTTCGCATGGCTGCAACTGACCCAGAAGTCTCAAAGGCTTATCAAGATTGCGTTGGTAGAAAAAACGCGGCGATCTCTAGAGAGCAAACGGACGCAGTTCGACGCGAGAAGAAAGCAGAACAGCGTCCGATTTCTGATTCAGCGGCGGAGAGGAATCAGCGTCGGCTTTTCTTTTTGTCAGGAAAAGACCCAGCGGTCGCGGTTGCTGCGCTTCACGGGAGATTGAACAGGGAGCGGCGTCAGGATAAGATGGCCGACCTTGAGGACGCAATAGAAAGCATTGAGGCAATTGTATCGAACCGACCACTTTCAAAGCCTGTCAGGAAATCAGTAACCGACATTTGGGATAGATGGTGCGGGAAATGTCAAGCGCACCGAGTTGATGACCCGTGCGAGGTTTGCAACCGTCACACAATGATCGTGAAGGGTGACGGGTGCACCACGACGAGGGAAACCAATGCTGGTTGAAATTATCAAGGCCCTCTTCACCATCTCAGACGGCGACGGGAAGGATTTGAAGATGAAATACACGACAGAACAAGGACCCACCACATGCCCCTCAAAAATGCGCATTGTCCAAACGCAGACGGTGCCGTACCACGGTCCGTGTGTCGTGGGAATCTATACGGCGTTGTCTGACGAATATCGCGGGAAGGGTTTTAGGGTAACAGTTGAAGAGCTTGAACAGTCAGAGCTAGATGCTCACTGTAGAGCGGTTAGATTGGGGAAAACATGAAACACTTAGTCGTAATTAGTATAGTCCTATTATCGGGTTGCGCAGCCATCGACGAAACCGCTAACCATGCGTTTCGTGATGTTGCATGCACAATTGAGAGCTGCTCGGATGATGAGGTTTGCGTAGCCCAGAAGTGCCATTGGAAATGCAAGACGGCCGAGGAATGTGACCCGGGAGAAGGGTGCTTGCCGACGGCTGAGGGGACACTGATGTGCTTTGACCAGGCTAGCTACGACAGGCTCGTTCCGAATAAGTGATGCGTAAAATCGCCAACAAACCGTAAATGGTGCAAATGCCAAAGGTTAGAGCCGGAAAACTTGGAATGTCTAGCCTGCCTGATTCGGGTGGTCACGTAGAGATATCTGAGGCGAGAAGCCTAGTCATGACCCTTGTCGCAAAGGGGCACTGGTCAATCGAAATGGCGACCGATGTTGCTCGAAAGACCGGGTATTCTCGCCGCGAGATACGGCGTCTGGCATACGAATGCGCCTCAGACTGCCGCGCAACGCTCAACCCCCAGCGCATCTCTATGGACCTACTCGACGCGGTTGAGCGGCTCCAAAGGATAGGCAGGAAAGCTGAGCGCGCAGCTTCCACTGCCGCGGACGAACAGACGCAAATGGCTTGTCTAAACACGGCCGCAAATGCGTTTTCGAAGGCGGGCACTCTCAGCGCATCACTCATCAAAGGGGCTATGCTAGCGAACGCATTGGCGCCGGTAGATGAGGGGCAGCGGATGACAGAGGCCGAGATTCGTGCGGAGCTTGCTAGACGCGGGTGGAAACCACCCGACTCAATCGCTGGACTTCCGGCTCCAAACGTGGAAGACCCTGAGATAGTTGAGACAACAGGAGAGGCGGACGATGGCTGAAAAATTCATCAAGGCGACTGAGGTGCGATTGGTTCAGCCTGCAAAGGGCGGCGATGACCGGATGACCTCCGATTGGAGCGACCGCAATACACACGACCTCGTGGTTTTCCCTGACACTGGTATCGCCAGGGGAGTTATGCCCAACGGCAAGGTTCGCATCGCCAAGTTCGCATCGGCGGACGTTGATGAGGAATCTCAGCGCGCATGGGAAAAGGGGCGCTTTGAGTGCTCGATTTGCAATCAGTCGTTCGAAAACACGCAAGCGCTTGGAAGTCACAAGCAGAAGAAGCATCAGTCATGATGAAACCAATGGGGAAAATACAGCTCGACAAGTGGAAGGCTCTGCGAGACGACGCTGAGAACGAGATTGCGAACTGTCCCGAGACAGACTCGGACTATCTAGAGGTGGCCGTATACTACGAGCGTGTGATGAGTGCATGCGAACGGGTTGTTAGGTTTGCCCGAAAGAAGGGCATGATAAAGCACATGCCAATCAGCCCGATGTGCGTCAGCAGTAATAGACTAAAACGAATGATTGACTATGAGCTACTGAACTCTGAAATATCAGAAAATGTTGCTTTACTATTCAAGCGTATAACCGGGCTATGAAAATCATCCGATACAGCAAACCGCTTAGCGCTCGCTACTCGCTGTCATGCTTGATTGTGATGTGCCCGTGGATTCTCGACGAGTTCACATCAAGCAGTCGGGAAGAACAACACCGTACCTATCGAGTGAATCCTGTTCGGTGGTAAACGCAATTGCTTCCAGTTGCTCTTGCGCGTCAAGACGCTTCTCAATCGGCCGTTCTTCGTGCGAGTAGTGCGACGCCTTGCGCCACCCGTACAATGAGGCGTCGCAAGAGTGGTTTCGCATGCCTGGCATTTCCTCGAGTCGCTGCCCGTTTTTCCAGAGTAGTTTTCCAGACTCGTCAATCCACGTCGCGCATCCGGACTTGACAATGCGCACCATTCCGTTTGCGATGGCGCCGTCGAACAGTTCGATGTATCCGCGCTTGTTCTGCTTCTCTGCATACTCGACCGGAATCGCAAAGTACTTGCGGAACTCCTCCAGATAGCCCTTTCCGAGCCCTCCGTAGTCCCCCACGATTGAGGCGAAGTGGTAGACCGAATCTAGTCCTCGGATATGCAAAGCGAGGTCACGGGGCGTGTTTAGCCCCTCTGGTTCGCTCGTCGACAGAAGGTAGATTTCTGGCCTGTACTTGCTCACGGCATAGATGGCGAATGCACAGTTGTCCGACGCTCCAATGTCGAACGCCAGGACGTAGCTCCAGTCCTCGCCCGGTGGCAGCGAGTCAACGAACAGCGCGGAGCCCGCATTGGGATAGACAAGCCCGCTCGAATCCTGAATCCACCATCCTTCTTTGAGCTGCTTCCGTTTGATTGGTGTGAGCTGCTCAAGGGACCGCTCGTAGTCGGACCAGTCCAGTCCAGGATTGTCCTCAGCGTGGGCAGGCAGGAACACACGGTCTACCATGCCAAGCGCGTTCCTGTGCACAACTGGCGGGCTTCCCGGAGGGAATGGCGCATCGGTACGTATCCCATAGCGCTCAACCGTGAAGTCGTGCCCAATGCTTCCCGGGTTTGTCGCTCCACGCATGCGCAGCGGGAAGTTCTTTGGGAATGATTCCGTGCGTCTGATTCGGGAGAACATGTAGGTGATCCAATCGCCGGGGAAATGAGTTTGCTCGTCCCATCCGACAAATTGGTACGCCCCGCCCTGGTAGTTTTCCAGGTCACCCACGCAGTCCATGTAACCGAATCCAATCGTTGCGCCCGATGGGAAATGCCAGCACATTTCCTCGTGAGACCACCTGGCAGGCGTTTTTGACCACCAGCGGCGGGCCCGGTCCATGAGTGCATCGGGCTTGATGAGGTCTTTGTAGGTGCGCCGGAAAAGTATCGCCCGGTAGCCGGGGATTTCGATTCCTTGGGCGGCCGCCATCAGTAGCGCGTCGGATTTTCCGCATCCTGCGGAGCCTCCATAGAGCGCCTCTCGGCAGGACAGCGAAAGGAAAAGAGCCTGTTTGTGGCTCGGTTTGTGCGGAATCCATTGGTGTTCGGCGGGCAGCTGAAGCGACACGCTCACAGTGTACAGCATAGCCTCAGACCGGCCAGGGTGGTTGCTATATCAACCGTCTTGCTATCGTATCAACAATGCAGTCGGTCAGTGTTTTCTCGGTTGCTTCTTCCCTCGACAGGCTAGGCCTGACCGACCGCGTTCGTAGCATCGATACGGATAGCGGTAGAGTGACAGTGGTTCTGGACTTCGAACCCGAACCAATTGACGGTCCCACGCCAGATGTTTCGGTTATCCCTGAAGAGCGGCTCGTCATGCGCGAGCGACTTCGCGACGCATTCCCCGGCGCCTCAATCCCTGAGGGCGACTAATGCCCGACCTGGCCACAGACGTTGAATGGTTCGAGCGCAAGGGAAACGCGGATGCTCTCTGGCGTCGCTACGAGGAAATCCGCGGCCAGTCACGTCAGCGCAATGACCTGAATCGGTTTTATTGCTCCCTCTACCACGACCGGGCCTACCAGGGATTTGGCGCAACCGAGAACATCGCGGAGCTTTTTATCGATGGAATGCGTGAGAAGCTAAACGAAAATGTCATCGCGCAAATCATTGGAACGCTAAGCGCGAAGCTCGCTAAGAACAAGCCGAAACCCACGGTGCTGACCGATGGCGGCGACTGGGCTTTGCAGCAACGCGCTAAGAAATACGACAAGTTTATTTGGGGCGTGATGCGTCGTTCTCGGGTTTACGCATTACAGCGCGCCAGCGACTTGCACATGCTAATCACGGGTACCGGTGCAATCTATTGCGGCTCGCGCAATGGTCAGATTTACTGCGAGGCAGTGCCGCCTTGGGAGCTATTCGTTGATTCGTCCGAAGCTCGCTACGGTACTCCGCGCTCTATTTATCGACGGCAATTCGTCGACCGCCGATTGCTTCAGAGGCTCTACACCAAGTCACGCCACGACATCGAGCGGGCTCACGCGTCAACGTCAAGCGATGTTTTCGGCGTTCAGGGTTCTGTTAGCTCTGACATGATTGAGGTCGTTACCGGGTGGCGTCTACCAAGCTTCGAGGGCTCGGGTGACGGTCGTGTCATCGTGATGATTGAAGGGACGGAGCTTGACTCTGCGCCTTGGGAGCGTGAGCGTTTCCCGTTCGCTTTCTCGCGTGACCAGTTGGCGCCCGAGGGATTTTGGGGAATAGGTCGCGTTGCGTTACTTGTCGGCATGCAGATGGAGCTGAACCAGACGCTAACCAAGCGCCAGGAAGCTCTGCGCATGCTCGGTGCTCCTTTTATCGCGGTCGAGGAAGGAAGCTCGGTTGTCCTCTCGCACCTTACCAATGCGATTGCGCGCATCATCAAGTACAAAGGAACTCCTCCCACTGTCGTCGCCCCGAGCGTTATCAGTCCAGAGACTTTCCAGCACTCCGACCGCGTGAAGTCGTCGATGTTCTCATCGTCTCGCGTCTCCGAGATGGCCGCAACGTCGATGAAGCCAGCCGGGCTGAACAGTGGCAAGGCGCTGCGGGCTTACGCGGACATGCAAGACGACGGAATGTACGACGTTTTAGTGCGTCGCGAGGACCAAATTCTTGAACTTGGGGAGCTAATTCTTGACGAAGCCGAAGCCCTTGACGCAACGGGAGAGCATGACATTGGCGCTGTCTACGTTGGACCGTTCGGCACCGAGCGCATTGACTTCGCGGACTGCAAAATGGACCGCGACTCGTTCGTCCTTAGCGTGCAGCCAACTTCGAGCCTTTCTACGACTCTAGCTGGTCGCCTTGAAGACCTAAGCGACATGAGGGAACTGGGGATTGTGACCGACCCGGCCGAAATGCAGGAACTCTTGCAGCTCCCGGATTTGAATACTGCCGCTGCTCGTCGGAACTCCATGCGCGAGCTGCTTTTGCAGGTGCTCGAAGTTGAAACCCTAGACAAGGGCAACGTGATTACTCCCGAGCCGTCATGGGACCTAGAGCTAGCGATGAAGCTATGCGTCCAGACCCGATTGCGCGCTCAACTGTCCCGCGCTCCCGCCGACAGAATAGAGCTCCTGCGCATCTTCGAGAGCAAGGCAATCTGGTACCTAAACGGTTCCGGAAACCCTCCACCGCCCGAACCAGCCGCGCCCGCACCGGGTCCGGTTGTGCCAGTCGACCCTAACCAATTACCGCCGCAATCGGGCGCAGAAATGCTCCCTGAAATGGCCCCTAACCTCGGTGGGCAACCGGGAGCTGTACCAATGCAATGACAATCGAAGCCCAAGTAGCAACCGAGTCCACAGCAACGCTATCCCCAGAGGACAACGCGATTGCGTTTGTTGAGTCGGTCGCAAAAGGAGAGCCGACGGAGCAAACTCCGGAAGCTGACGCGACGAGCGAAGCCGCCAAAACGCCGGAAGTTGTCGACCCGAAAGCGGAGATTACGAGCGAACGGCAAAAGCTTTTGGAGCTTAGCGCAAAAACCAACCAGCAACATCAGGCCCTGACGCGCCGAACCGCGAAGCTCGAAGAACGGGAACGCGATACCGCAGCGCGCGAAGCGGAACTGGAAAAGCTGAGCACTCCCGAGGAAATCGTCTCTTATCTGGTCCGGAAGCGCGGAATCTCAGAAAATGAGGCTTGGGATAACATTGTCCAGCGCATCCAAAACAATGGGAAGCGAACACCCGAGAGTGAAACAGCCGAAAGGCTAGCGAGACTTGAGCGCGAGCGTGAATCGGAGAAGTCCGAAGTCAAGCGTCAGCAAGAGGCGCGAGAAGCAGCGGAAGCCAAGAAACGCGAGCGAGAACTCAAGTCGCAATGGAGTGAATCCGCAGCCGAACTGGCAAAGGAGACCCCTGACAAGTGGCCCACGTTGGCCGCTCAACAGCCCATCCTGGTCAGCTCCGCAGCGCTGCGAGTGCTTGAGCAGTACTACGAGGAAACCGGGATTGTGGCGACGAAAGACCAGGTCCTTGATTACCTCGAAAAACAAGCGGCCCCACCGGCACCAGCCCCCAAGGTTGCAACCGCTCCGACGGCGGAAAAGCGTCGTGCTGAACCAATCAAAACCCCCAACAACCTTGACGCGTCCAGTGCGGAAGCACCGCGCGTATTGACGGAGCAAGAGCGAGTAGAGGCCGCGACGCGGTGGCTCGAATCGCAAATGCAGTAGGTGAACAATGGCAACCGCATTTTCAGTAGCAAACGTAGCAGAAATCTTCAAGCGGCTTTACCCAGATGGCGTAGAGCATCTCGTTATCGATGAATCTCCCGTGCTGGGCTTGGTTCAAAAGAACTCCAAGGCATTCAAGGGATTCAGCGGTTCCGGAAAGGAACTCGCATGGCGCGTCGCAAACGGTGGACAGGCTTCGGGCGCATTCGCTACGGCGCAGTCCAACGCTGGGGTGTCGACCATCAAAAAGCC